AGAGATTGGAATGAATTTACTCCTGAACAACAGGCAGCATTCGATCCTTATATGATACATCGTTTTATATCAATGAAGCAAGATTACATTGAGGTAGTCAATGAAATTCAATTTACTCCTATGCCTAAAGAAATATTGTATAATTTATGGTGTAAAATTTTACCTAAAAAAAAGACATTTTTTAGATATATTAAACCTAAAAAAGGTAAAATAAACCCAAAATTACTTAATATTTTAGCTAAACGTCTTGCTTTAAGTGAACGTGAGATAAAAGATAATTATCATTTAATAGGAGAAGACTTATCTAGGGATATACTTTTAAACATAGGTATAGATGAAAAACAAATTAAAACTCTTTTAAAATGATTAAAGAATTATATAATATGCTTCAAAAAGAAGCAGAAGCAGATAGAGCAAAGGCTTTATTAAGTTTGGAATTACTTGGTAATCGAGCTACAGGAATTGGAGACCATTCAACTGAAGATTTCTATAAAAATGCTACTGAAGCACTTAATGCTTTAGCTGATGCTGATGATAGATTAGAAGCTTTAGATAAGTATTTTAGACCATCTGATACTTTATTAGGGTAATGAAATATTATTTTGATCAACATATAGGTATTTTTGAAAATGCTGTCCCTAAAGAATGGTGTGAAAAAGTTATAAAATTGTACGAAGACAATAGTAATCAATCCCGTAGTAGACAGGAAGATGAAAACAATATACCTTCAAATTTTAAAAGGGATCATATTTTACCATTAGAAGTTCTTAATAAAGATATGTGTCTAGAATTTAATAAAAACTTTTGGAATCTCCATTTTCACCCCTACTCTATTAAATACACACTCTCAGCATCAATGAGTACAGAAAATATACATTTACATGGTTTTAAAATACAAAAAACTTTACCTGCTGAAGGATATCATCTTTGGCATTGTGAACATGACTCTAAATATCCCTTTAGAGTAATGGCCTATACTTTATATCTTAATAATGTAAAAGAAGGAGGAGAAACAGAATTTTTACATCAGTCTAAAAGGATTCCCCCAAAACAAGGTACTTTATGTATATTTCCTGCATCTTATACCCACTTTCATAGAGGAAACCCTCCCTTATCTGGGGAAAAATATATAATGACAGGATGGATACAATACTACCCAGAAATGTATCATAAATCTATAAATTTTAATTCTAATGAGTGATTCAGTAACAAAATACTTTGAAAGCACATCAACATCTAATATTAAAACTATCTACCCAGGTGATATTCAAGTTACAGTAGACACACCTAAAAAAGATAGTTACGTACAAATAGTTAAAGCTAAATTTGAAGAACGTTCACAACGTGGCATGAAAAAATATGGTACTAATCTAGAACGTGAAGATTTAAATGTAGTAGAATGGCTAAACCATCTCCAAGAGGAACTTATGGACGCCACACTATATGTTGAAAGATTAAAAGCTGAACTTGGAAATAAATTACAAGACAGATAAAGTTGTATCTTTTTCGCAGTATTCCACTTTTAAATCCTGCCCCCACAAGTGGTATTTGCAATATGTAAAAGGTTATAGAGACGAAAAGCCAAATATGCATTTCGTTTTTGGAACAGCTATGCACGGGGCTATACAACACTATTTACAAACCATGTTTGATTCAACTGCTAAAGCAGCTGATGAAATTAATTTAAATCAATTCTTCAAAGATAAAATGATTGAAGAATATAACAAGTATAAGAAAAAACATGGGCACTTCACTACACCAGAAGAATTACAAGAATTTTATTTAGATGGGGTTGGTATCTTAGATTGGTTTAAAAAACACAAACGTGGTAGAAAAAACTATTTTTCATCTCGTAAACACGAACTAAAAGGTATAGAGGTACCTTTAGTATTACAACCAATTAAAGAACGCCCAAATATTAAGTATATGGGTTATGTAGATTTAATTATCTACGATAAACGAAGTGAGGAATATACTATTTTTGATATTAAAACATCTACTAAAGGATGGAGTGCTTGGGAAAAAGGAGATGTAGTAAAACACAACCAACTTTATCTTTATAAACAATATTACTCTGAATTATTTAAAGTACCTTTAGATAAAATCAAAGTAGAATTTTATATTGTAAAACGTAAAGTACTCGATTTTGATGATGAAAAATTACAATCACCTCATCAAGCATATCGAGTACAAAACTTTAAACCAATAGATAATAAAAAACGTTTAAGGGAAGCTAAAGAAGACTTTACTTCATTTATTCGTGAATGTTATACCGAAGAAGGAAACCCAGTAGATAAGGAATTCGATAAAAAAATAGATAAACCTTGTGACTGGTGTGAATTTGGAAAAAATAGAGAATTGTGCGGGGCTTCATTATCTCCTGAAGAAAAATTCTTCAGTTTTTGATTTATTATATATTTATATACGTTATAAAAATAGATTATGGATAATAAAAAGTTACAATTAACAAGTGTAAAAGTACATAGACACTTGTTTGATGAATTCAAAGTTGAGTGCGTTCGTACAAAATTCTCATTACAAAAACTTGCAGATCGGGCTCTTTATTTGTATCTTACAAATGAAGATTTTCGCAAGCAAGTACACAATCAAAACAACTTAACTTTAGACAAATAATAGTTTTATGAAAGAAGGTTATTTACCTAAGGAGCAAAGAAAAAAGATACTCTTGCTCTGCGATGATATTAGAATGCATTCTGGTATCGCTACAATGGCAAGAGAGTTTGTATTAGGAACTTGCCACAGATATAATTGGATCAACTGCGGTGCCGCTATTAACCACCCAGAAGTAGGAAAACGTATTGATTTAAGTGCCGATACTGGTAACCGTGCTGGGATAGAAGATGCATCTGTATTTTTATATCCACAAAATGGATATGGTGATGCAATGATGGTCCGTAATATGCTCAAAACTGAAAAACCAGATGCTGTATTTATTTTTACAGATCCTAGATATTGGGAATGGTTGTTTCAAATCGAAAATGAAGTTAGAACTAAAGTTCCTCTAATTTACCTTAATATTTGGGACGATTTACCAGCACCAATGTATAACGAGGCATATTATGAATCATGTGATGCCCTATTAGGTATTTCAAAACAAACTACTAATATTAATAAAATTGTATTAGGAGATAAAGCTAAAGATAAAGTTATAGAATATGTTCCTCATGGTATTAATGAAGAACACTTTTTTCCAATTGACGAAAACCATGAAAGTTGGGATAAACTACAAACAGCTAAAAAACAATTATTTGGAGATAAAGAATACAAGCACGTATTTTTCTTTAATTCACGAAATATTAGAAGAAAGATGCCCTCTGATTTAATAGCTGCTTATAAAATATTTAAAGAAAGTTTACCTGAAGAAGAAAGAAATGATGTATGTTTAGTATTACATACTCAACCTGTAGATGATAATGGTACAGATTTAATGGCTGTAAGAAATCTACTATTAGGGGAAGATGATAGTGTAAGATTTTCTACTGCTAAATTAGCCACAGAAGGTATGAATTATCTTTATAATTTAGCTGATGTAACAGTATTACCTTCTTCAAATGAAGGATGGGGGTTATCATTAACTGAATCAATGATGGCTGGTACAATGATTATAGCTAATGTTACAGGTGGAATGCAAGACCAAATGCGTTTTGAAGATGAAAATGGTAATTGGATAGATTTTGATGAAAATTTTTGTTCTAACCATTTTGGCACTTATAAAAAACATGGTAAGTGGGCTATACCAGTATTCCCCTCTAATACAGCAATAGTTGGTTCCCCTAAAACTCCTTATATTTTTGATGATAGATTAGATTTTAGAGATTTAGCTAAAGCATTAGAAAAATCTTATAAAATGACTAAAGAAGAAAAAATAGAAGCTGGTAAAGCAGCTCGTGAGTGGGTTACCTCAGATGAATCAATGCAATCAGCAAGAATGATGAATGCAAATATTATTAAATATGTTGATAAAACAATCAATAATTTTAAGCCACGTAAAAAATTCTTCTTTAGTAAAGTAGAACACCCACCCGTTAAACAGTTACGACACAAATTAGTATATTAGTTATGAGTAAACCTTTTGTAGTAGTTAGTTGCCCTATTGATACATTTTCAGGATACGGAAGTAGAAGCCGTGATGTAGTTAGAGCACTAATGAAATCTGAAAAATATGATGTAAAAATATTATCACAAAGATGGGGTAATACACCTTATGGAGCATTAGATGAAAATAAACCTGAAGAAAAACAAATGTTGGATGCTATAATTCCAACACCATTACAACGCCAACCCGATGTTTGGATACAAATTTCAGTACCAGATGAATTTCAAAAAATAGGTAAATTTAATATTGGTATTACAGCAGGAATTGAAACTGATTTATGTGATGTAAGGTTTATTCAAGGGGCTAATAATATGGACTTAATATTAGGTTCCTCAAATCATAGTTTATTAGCACTAAAAAATAGTCAATACGAACAAAAGAACCAAGCAGGACAAGTAGTTGGGGTAGTTAAATTAGAAACACCTACTGATGTATTATTTGAAGGTATTGATTTAGAAAAATATTTTTACATTGAACCTAAAGATTTACCTAAAACCGAATTAGTAGAATCATTAGATACAATTGATGAACAATTTTGTTTCTTATTTGTAGGACATTGGTTACGAGGGGCAATAGGAGAAGATAGAAAAAATACAGGCTTATTACTTAAAACATTTCTTGAAACATTTAAAGGAGCTAAGAAAAAACCAGCATTAATAATGAAAACAATGACTGGTCCGGCTTCAATAATGGATAGAGATGAAGTATTGCGTAAAATAAATGAAGTAAGAAAAAGTGTAGGAGGTGACTTACCTAATGTATACTTAATTCATGGTGAAATTGATGATGCTGATATGAACCATTTATATAACCACCCTAAAGTTAAAGCAATGGTTAATTTAACTAAGGGAGAAGGTTTTGGTCGCCCATTACTTGAATTTACCCAAAGCAAAAAACCAGTTATAGCATCAAATTGGAGTGGGCATTTAGATTTCTTAAAAGCAGAATTTACAAGTTTAGTACCTGGTGAAGTTAAACTAGTACATGAATCAGTAGTTCAAGATAGATTAATACTGAAAGATTCAAAATGGTTCCAATTTGAAATAGGATTTGCTCAATTACTATTAAAAGATTATGTTAATAGCTATAAGGGGTATGCTGAAAAAGGAAAACGTTTAGGGTATCATTGTAAAACTAATTTTTCATTTGAAAAAATGCAGGAAAAATTAGAAGAGATTATGGATAAAAATGCTCCTAAAAAAGTAGAAATAAAATTACCAAATATAAAGAAAATTTCATTACCTGAAAGATCATGACAAAAGATAATCTTGAAAACTGTCCTAAATGTGGTGGAGATGCTTGTTATACTACTAAACTAAACGCTACAGCTAAAAACTATTTTTGTTTTGGTTGTGGTTTTACCTCTAATGATTTAATGTATATTGGTGAGTTTGATTTTGAACGATATGAGGAAACATTACCTGAATTATATAAAGATATTAAAGTTGATGATGGTTCAGGACGTGTTTGGTACCCTATTGTAATTAATATAGAAAATAAAGGTACTGTATTTGCTAAAGGTACTAATTATACAAATTGGCAATGGGCTGGAATTAAAGTAAAAGAAGTAT